TCATTCTTTACGCACCCACTCAGACAGATCAGAGCGTATATCCACATCACTTTTCTTGTTAACTTCATCTTCTACTTCAAACCGTGTTATAGCTATTTTTAAAGTTTTCTCAGTCCGTTTGCGTTGCTCAACTTTCTTTCCAAACCGAAAAACCTTAGCTAAAGTTACAAAAAAAGCGGCTAAAGCCGCCGCCACCATTAGTAAATATTTCTTTCCCCACCAAATCACAGCCGTTGCTCCCAAAAACGTTGAGCAACAAATGCAATACCAACACAAGCTGCTAAAACCATAATTGCAGCAAAAGCCCACTGAACTGGACCATTACCAGCAAGTAATCCTCCAAGCCCCGAGAAAGACCCAATGATAGGCGCTAACATTTCTACTTTAAAAGCACTTGTTGATTCTTTTGCTTCTACAGCTTGATAATTAGAAGAAACATAAGCACTCGTTGCCCATAACCCCGCTTCAGCAGCACGCCGGTGAACTAAACCTTTCAAACGTTTGCCATCTGCCATTGTCCATTTTTGTAATTCAGCCGGTACAGCTTCATAATCCCCTTTATTAAGCTTTTTAAGCAAGGTAGAACGTTGAAAAGCACTTACACCAACATTATAACAAAATGAAACCAGAGCCCCAAACTGTTCATCATTTAAATCAACGCAAACCTCTTTTTCTACTGCTGCTTCATATTTTTGCAAATCAGTTAAAAGTATAGTTTCAGCTTTTTGCTTGGTAATCGTCATACCTTCAACAACAAATGGCTTACCAGCTTTTCCGGTATGACCATACCCAATGGTCCAAACACCAGATGCATCTTGATAAGCGTTTAATCGTAAGCCTTCCCATTTTTTTAAACAGTTTAAACAGTCTTTACTAATCCTTCGTGCCATTGTTTCATTCCATTTCTATAAATACACTTTAATTAACACAGCACCATCTCCCCCAGCACCGCTTGATGAAGGTGTCGCATCTTTTCCGGGAAAATATCCACCGCCACCACCATAGTAACCAATACTTCCCTGTCCACCACGACCACCCCACATGCTATGACCCCCAAGTCCACTAGTACCATTATTACCGTTTTTCTCGCCTTTTCCACCTTTGCCACCCCCTGCCCCTCCACCTGCACCGCCATAAATACTGTCTCCACCACGTCCGCCTAAACCGCCTTTACCACCAATTCCTTGGTTACTATCACCGCCATTACCTCCAATACCACCACCACCACCACCACCCCACATACTATTACCACCTCCACCACCCCAACCACCTCCACCACCTAAACCAGCACCTACATCTCCTCCTTTACCACCCCAACCTCCAACACCGCCACCGTTATATATATTGTTTCCACCATCGCCACCTCCGCCGCCTTTACCACCATTCTCGCCACGCCCACCATCACCGCCTTTACCTCCATTACCGGCACTTTTTAAAAAATTATCGCCCCCTCTGCCACCACTGCCCCCACGCCCTCCAGTACTATTTTTACCGCTTTTGCCCCCTTTCCCCCCATTACCACCAAATCCACCTATCCTACCAACTTCACCATTCTTGCCATCACCCCCAATACCACTTTGATCCTCTGCATCAGCTCCATTATCGCCCCTGGCACCATGAATACCACTAGGATCGTATCCGATAGAACCACCAGAAGCTGTAATAAACTGACCAACTTTTGTTTTTTCCCCAGCGAAACCGCTATTCTCAGCTGTTTTTCCACCCTTGCCGATAGTTACTTTACTGTTGCCAAGAAACTTTTTCCTTGTTCTCACATAAGTACAACACCCACCATTACCACCATGACGACCACTATCATCACCAGCATTACCACCACCCCAAGCCCATATTTCAAGCTCGGTGTCTCCAGTTGTCCCTTCTGGCCATGCAATTTCCCCACTTTCCGTCATGAAAATCTCAACAGGTTTGCTAACACCTACACCCACACTATTGCTGCTGCCCCCACTACTGCCGCCACTATTTGCTTTGATAGAAGCAACAAGATGAGCCGGTGATATCAGTGCATTTTCTGCTTTGATGCCATCAATCCAATCTTGCTTTTCAAGAGGGTGAATGAGATCAACTGCTTTTTGTGCTTTGTCTGCAGTCTCTTTTGCATCCACGGCAGTTTCTTGCGCCTTATCAGCTACTGTTTTTGCACTTGTCGCTGCTTCTTTTGCACTCTCTACAGCCACTTGTGCTTTATCAGCAGTGCTTTGCGCATCCTTTGCTGTGCTTAAAGCATCTGCTGCCGTTTCCTTTGCACTCTCTGCAGTGCTTTGCACCTTATCTACAGTTTCTTGTGCTTTATTGGCAGTGCTTTGTGCAGTATCAGCGGCTTTCTTTGCACTATTAGCTGTCGTTTGTGCAGCTACTGCCGCCTCTTTTGCAACCGCCGCCGTTTCTTTTGCACTCTCTGCGGCCACTTGTGCTTTATCTGCAGTCTCTTTAGCCTCACCTGCTGCATTGACCCCACATTGAGCTGTCGTTTGTGCTTGCTGTGCAACCTCTTCAATTTGATTAATCTTCGTAATCTGGATACGTTCTTGAGGCGTTAAGATAAGGTGTTTCTCCCCCTCTTTCATATGATCCATAGCAAAAACATCCTTTGCTATTTTATCTGGATCATAAACTGATTTTGACATCGCAAGAGATTTTGATAATGTAAAATGAGTGATAGTATCTTTAAGATCAGCAGGAGATATAGGATAATTGATATCCTCATCTGCCTTCTTCCATTTTTCTATTGTAGGGCACTCAGAACTTATCCATTGTAGCTTTACTCTTTCTTCTGCAGTCAAAATCTTCTTTGTATCACCTTCAACCATATTCTCCATAGAAAAGGCATCTGACATCACATTAGAAGGATCATAAATAGCAGCACTCATATCGCCAATTCCCAAAGGCGATAGCTTTATCCAGCCAGTACCCGATAGAACTGTATTCTCACTAGGATCCCCACTTGTGCTTATATCATTAACTGTAACCGTATCTTTATAAGCAAGTGCCCCAACATCTCTTTTTGCAACGGCCTCATCAGCTTTCTTTCCTTGAGCAGCAGTCGCAAAATAACCCATAGAATAAGCCGCTGCACTCCCCAATGAAGAGGGTGCAACAACTTTATTGTCTAAAATACCTTCTTTGACTTCCTTATTTGTCGCTGGCTCAATTTCAAACTTGTGTGTGTGATAGGGAATAGGCATCGCTTTGAATTCCTTAATTTGTATCTTCGGGATGTGTTAGATTGACAAGTTGCAAACGCAATTCATCAACGGCTTCTTGCAAAGTCTCAATGCGTTGCTCTGTCTCTTTTTGGTAAGCTGTAAAAACATTCAAAAGATCATGCTGAATATCGTCTTTGACCTTATCAAGAACCTTATTTAATGGCGCATGAACTAATTTATGACTTGCATAAAAAAGAACACGAATCTGCCCTGTGTCGGCAATCTCATCAATTGCCGAGGGATTATTGATCATCTTTAAAAAACCTTTATGATTTTATGGCGTAAACAACCGTTGTATTAATAGGGCGTGTTTCTGCTCCACCTGTTGAATAAATCGTTGCACTATGCGTATGTGCACCTGCTGAGGCTGTATTTGCTCTTATATTTTGGCTATAAAAGGCAGGGTTTCTTCCACCAATAGGACTGCCAGGTCTTCTTAACGCCTCATACTGATACTGGTGTACATGCGCCCCTGACATTTCAATGGTGCAGCCATGTGTATGCGTTTTCAAGCTATCTTGCTGCTTTTCAGCAAATTTTCTACCCTGATCTACACCACGCCCATTATCAAAACCACGTAAAAACATCCCCCTAAAATCGGGTACTCTAAAAGTAGTATCGCTATCTGCTCCCCAATATATATCTATTGCCTTGAACAACCGAGGATATTTCTTGCGCTCATAGCTTGCACCATCACACAAAAGCCAACCACCTGGCACTTCTTTCATTGCAAATGTCGCAATAAACCCAGCTGGAAAAATTTCTATCTTAGGAGGTGTTTTTGGGGTTGGGTTTAATAAATACCAACCATCAAGACTTCTTGTTAGTGTGTTGTTATTATAGACCAGTTCATAAATGCCATCTTTTTGCAGTTCACCACCTTCTAAAGGCATAACACCTGCATCGGTCATCTTATAAACAGGCTTCTCACTCAAACGATTGACGGTTATTGTTGTCGCACCAACATTTGTGTCGCTTGCCTTAAAACGTATAAAGATATCATTCTTATATTCCGTGATAGGAGAAACTGTATTGAGTGTAATTGATGTCGTCTTTTCTTGACTGTTGACGACAAACTTTGCTTCAATACTCCCGCCATTATCTGCAAGATATTCTCGTATACGCTGCATCATAGCACGTGCACTATTATTAACAGAACTGGGCGGCTGACCTTGTGCCCAATTAATAATATCATCTGAGTGTGCGTTTGTATCCGCTGTCAGTGACCAATCATAAATATCAGACATTATAAACTCCTGCCCTTGTTAAGAACTCTTTGCGCAATTGATCTCCTCTTTGTCGACCATTTAAAGAAGAAACAGGTTGACGTCGTGACGGGTCAATCAAAGGCGTTAGATCTGCAGGGCGTGCCCCTGCTTGTGAAAACACAGGCTGCTGCATCATGTGATTTTGTGCCATCTGTATCTGTTGATCATAATTTTGCGCATTCTCTTTGATTAACTGCGTTAAACCATCCACGCCTTTTTTTAGAAAATCAGTACGTGCAACATTTTCAGGAGGCACCATTTGAGGATACATTGCCATATTCTGTGCAACCAATTGATCACCCTGCATTACATTTTGAAGCCTTTGCATGCCACGTGGTGGAACCGCTTGCCTATAACCTTGCTCAGGCTGTGCTGTTTTATTGTACAGCTGATAAACATGATTCATAAAATCACCTGCTGTTGCACCAGGGCGGCCACCATTAAGGGCTATTGCCTGGGGGGTTAACAGCTGGCTTGCTGGTGCATTTGGGTTTTTAATAAGCCTTGCAGCCCCCGCTGGCCCTTGTTGATGTGCTAAATAAAGTTCAGCTTCTGAAGGTGCTCTTCCCAAAGCTGTTTGCAAATAACGGATATTGTCTTTGGTAAACCGTGCCATCGCATCAATCGATTGAAGTGGATCAAACTTGTTATCCAACTTATATTGGCGTGCTGTTGAATCTAAAAATTGATAAAGCCCACCTGCACTACTGTTCTTATTTCTTGCATTGGGATCACCACCACTTTCTATCATCGCCACGCGTTTAAGAAAGCTTTCGGGTAAATCATACCTTTGTGCCGCCTGGGAGATGGCACTGTGAACATCAGGATGAAAATTAATCATTAATTTTTAAGCCCTCTAATATAGCTGCCCGTCGATAGAACATTAAGCAAATTGATGAACTTTACAAATTCTTCTTGTGTGATTAAACGCTTCTGTTCTGCTTTACGAAACTTGTTAATTAACTCAACAGATTTTTGTCTCGATAACCTAACATCCCCACGTTCATGGGCTGTTATGAGTTCTGCAATATCTCTCTCGACATTTCTATCGATTGACGACACTCCACGCTTGACTGACCCTGTAAAAAAATTCATTATTGTAGTACGAAGGCTAGACTTACTTACATTATCAAGTGCTTCTCCTGCCTTTGATCCGAGCTCACCCTCGTTCCTTGGAAGGCGAGCAAATAACTCTGATCTCTCAACCTCTGGCCGTAAAGCTTTCACCATTTGGTTTGCTTTATCCTTACCATAAATGAGCCGTAATTTCTCTTGTCCACTTTGCGTATTAAACAAATTGGAAAGACTATTCTCAGGGCTTTGTACATTGGCTGCTGCATGTTCTATCTGTGAACGTGCACCTTTTCTAAACGCATCCAGTTCTTTAGATTCCAAGCCTGAAAGCTGATTTTTGATCATATCAAGCGTAACATTCTTATCAAACGCTTTTTCACCTTGAGATAAGGCGCTGCCAAGAGTGCGCTCATCATGGTAAAACTTTCTTGCTTGGGTATAATGTGGAGATGACGTATCTAAAACACGAAGAAGACGTTCCTTCACATTCATCAAATCTGCAGCATGTGTTTGATTATCTTCTCTGAGAGCTAATTTAATCTGATTATCTATGTCCCCCTTTATTCTGTGCAAAATCTGCATACTCATTTCTGGATTTTTACGATTTGCTATAACTGTTTCATCTCCCACGTTTAACAAGCCCGCAATTGCTTTTTTACGTGCGTCATTAAATGCAGGACTTTCTTCTAAAAGCTGTAAATCTTTCATAACAGACTCTGCAATGGGTGCAGTAAATGCCTTTTCATAGAGCGGTTCAGCCTCTCTTTTTGCGGTGTTAATAATGTCTTGCTTTAAATCAAGTGTATTAACTTTCTTACCGAGTGTTTCATTTAGTCTTTCCCTTACACGTTGAGTACTTTCAGCTTGCCTAGCTCCTAAACGATTGCTCATTATTGAATGTGTAGGATAGTCTTTTTTTGCCTCTCTTAAAGCCCGTGCAGCAAGCTGATCACTTAAATCAATGATCATTGAATCAGAGCCTTTCCACTTTAAAGCCTTGTCAAGATCATGAATACCTGCATTGTCTAAAGCACGACTTATCTCTTTAAGCGCTTTGTTGCTTATTTGAACTTCACCTGGTTGACTTCCACGAACCCATTTTGGAAGCGTTTTTTTAACAAAAGAAGTCGTTGCACTAGCTGGTTTTGTGACAAGAGGCGCTGCTGCTGATAGAGCAAAGGGTGTAAGACCACCAAATGCCCCACCAAATCCAGTAGTTACTATAGTATTCCCCCAACCTTCCCCTTCACCACTTCCTGCTATAGCTCCATAGATTCCACCGATTTTTGCTGCGCGTATTGTATTAAACTTTGCTACGGCTTTCTTTGCAGCTGCTTCCCCTGCAAGTTTTGCTTCTGCCCGTGTGGCTCCTTGCGCTAATGCAGAATGAAATGCTTTTGCCTCTGCTCTACTTACATAATCTGCAGCTGCACCTGAAGTTCTTGTGGCTGCCTTATTTACAGGACTCATTACAGCTTTACCTACAGCTTTTGCTGCTGTAGGAGTAGCACGTATAGCACCGGGAATAGCACGTCCAGTAGCAAGTGCACCACGTCCAACAGCAGCAGGAGCAGCACGCATAGCAGCGGGAACAGCGCGTACAGCTGAAGGCATAGCGCGCATAGCAGCAGGAGCACCACGTATAGCACCAGCTATACCTCGTCCAATAGCAGGAGCAGCACGTCCAGCAGCAAGCGCACCACGTGCAACAGCAGCACCACCTGCTGCAACAGGGCCTGCAACTATTGCAGGAACTAGGGCTGCCACACCACCAGCTAAATTACCGGCGAAATAAGCATAAGGATGCTCTTTAGCCAACAACTTTTGATAGTCACGCCGTCTCTTCACTCCGTCGTCATATGTTTCTTTTCCAAAAAGTGCTCCTATTTCATCATCATAGCCCAAAGTCGCTCCGTGAACTGTCCCCCATCCCAAAGCCTCCATAGTACTCGTTTTAGGACTATCTTCTTGTGTCGTTGGTTTATTATTGTTTGTGATAGAACCATTTTGTCTTGCTTTAGCAAGTAATTCTTTATTCCTTGAGAAAATCTCTCGGAGCTGTTCTGGGGTAAAGTCACTTATATGACCAAGAACAGGAGAATTATTATAGTCTGTGTCAAGCAATCGTTTATCAACTAATCGCTTATCAAAAGGAGGGGGAGATGAAATTTTATTTTTTTTTGCTTTCTCAAGCAACTCCTTATTTTTTGAGAAAATCTCTCGGAGTTGTTCTGGAGTAAAGTCACTTATATGACCAAGAACTTCAGCATTATTATAGTTTGTATCAAGCAATCGCTTATCAACTAATCGCTTATCAAAAGGCTTTTCGTTTGTCATGGGTTGTCTTAACTCAGCCATTGCTTTGTTTCCTTCTAACGCGATTGTCACTATCAAGGAATGCATAACCTTCTGGTAACGTATCAAATTGCGTATATTCCGTCACACGTGGCTGCTCATCTTGCGTCTGTTGCGCCTTATCTTGATTTTTATAAGCTTCAATTCCGTATGCTTCTTGAACAAGTTCAGGTGATACTTCTCCTTCACTAAAAAGAAGTATCCGCGTTGCTTTATTGGCTTTCTTGTAAGTATCAATAATCGTTTGGAAAGATTCTTTCATCTGCTCAGGTGAAAGGTCTTGTTCTAAAGCAGCTATAGAGTTCTGCAGTGCCATAAATTCAACGTTAGATAAGTTCCCAAAGCCTGATGCTCCATTTGGCGCAAGATCTTTCATTTGCATCAATCTATCAATTGCAATGTTTGCTTTAATAACATTAAGCATAGACTTAAATTGAGAAGCAGGTGTTCCTGGTATGAGCGATTCCCAATAACCCAAAAAACCAACAATGCTATGATTTTTATCCAATTTTTCCTGTAATTTTTCTACCATTCCAATGAACTGTTCTGCTTTAAAAGATTTGTTTGCAAATTCTACTTTTTTCTTGTTCTCTTCATCTATTCTTTTACGCTCTGCATCACTTCCTGGAATAAGTACAGAACGTATGTTGCCATTTTCATCTTTAACATACATATGTCCAAGCTCAGGCCTTGAAAGCATATTGTTAGGATCATCTGTTCTTTGTGTTCCCTTGAGAGGTTCAATCTTGCCCGTCTGTGTTGATATTTGGTAAGCCATATCACCGGGCAAGCCGTGCGCTTCCTTTTCTTCGGGTGTGAGTATTCTATACCCCTCCTGAAGGCCAGTAGGGCTTAACGTATCGCTCATGATTTTCGTAGCAAGATCAGGGTTTTGTGCAATTGCTTGCGCCTCTTGATCACTATATCCTTTGGATTGTAAAACTTTTAAAATTTGCTGACGTTGAGCCCGCTCACTATTGCCCTGGCGCAATTTAAGTGCTGCATTTGAAAAGCTCTCTTGAGGTGTTTGCCCCGAAGCAAGACCAGCAAAAGAATCCATTAAACGCTCTGAAAATTCCGAGTTCTTAAAACGATCCCATAAACCGCTCGCACTGTATTTATCATGCGCCTGTGTATCTCCATTGCCCCCCACTAACCTTTGGAAAAAATCTTCTGCTTCACCATTTACAGCTTGCTCTGGCTTATCATTTGCTTGTAAAGCCCCTTCCTCACTCAAAGCCTCCTCTTCATTCAAAGGCGCATCACCCTGCAATTGCTCTGGGGCAGGTCCTCCTCTGTTGAGCTCAGCAATATAATTCATTGCATCCTTTTGCTGTTGCTCTGCTTCATCTTGTGAAGGCATATCAATAGGAGAAACAAATTCAGATTGGGGCGCCAACGACACAGCATTCTCTAAAGAATTGCCTTGATAGAGTTGGGGTGTATTGTTTGTTTTGATTGAGTAATCTGATAAAGGAGGCATCTGACTTTTTAAATCTGTAACAGATACAATTAAATCTTTAAGCCCTTTTTTACCCGTTTCTTCAGGTTCATCATAAACGCCTCGAATAAGATCCTGAAGAGTGGCCTTTTGTCGATTATAACGCCTGTCTTGTTTATTGATATGCTTAAGGAACGGGTCAGAACGAGCAAAAAAATGCATAAACCCTTTATTATTGCGGCCATTTTCTTGACCCAAAGGTGGATCTAACTCATCAAATCTAGACATTAAGCAACCCTTTCCATATTAAAACCAAGCTTGCTATAATCAACATGCAAAAGGCCGGTGACAGTATTTAAGAAAACAGCCTCAGGATTTGTTGCAAGAATATCTTGCGCCATTACCCCTCGATAGCGTTTAGAGCACCCTTTGTAATTATAGTCATAGAGCTTGTGTCCATCTCTATACCCAACTTCAACAATGTTCTCTTTTGCTCTTCGATCACTTAACCCCGGCATTCCACCAAAAATACCCCCAATACCTCCAATAGTTGCCCATGGATTGTTTGGAACAAGTGTTGTCGATTGCCCTGTTTGTGTACCGTAATTGCCAGAAACAGCCCCTCCTGCGGCCAGTAACTTACTTAACTGATCCCATTCAAGATTATTCTGCTGCTCCCATTTTTCCCGCTCTGCATCAAGTTTCTGCTGATTATTGGCATCAATCAAACTGCCTCCCGCAAGCGCATTTATATTCGCCTGACCTTGACCTTGGAAGAAATTCGATGCCCCTGCAAGCTGGTTTTGGTTAGCCTGGTCAATCAAACTATTGGCAGCCATCATATTGTTGACATCTTGGTTATATTGCTGTGCCATCGCTTGGGTTGCAATACCCCCCAATTCATTGGCAAGAACACCCGTATGTGCCCCTGAACCATAACGCCCTGCCCCTGACATTGAACTGTTAATAGAGTTCGCCGTATTGTTTAAGGTGTTTTGAAGGGCTTCATTAAAATAAGGGTTAGCGCCTATTTGCGCCCCAGAAGCCATGTTGCTTAAATTTTGACTTGCTGCATTTGGTCCCGTGGCAAGCCCATTTAAATAGCTGTTATTATAGCTTTGAGCCGTGTTGTTAAGCCCTGTAATCGCACCCAATGTCTGATCACTCAAATTGGTAACACGATCCCCCTGATAAACCTCCTTCCCACTGCCACTATTGTAAAGATTCATCGCATCATTGGCACCAAGCTCAAAAATACCTTGTGCCCACGCAGGAGGTGCATTTGTCTGTGTCGTGTTTTGTGTCACCTTTGGTTTTTTATTTTTTCCCATGTTAAAGCTGCTTTCTATATTCTAAAAGATTAACGCAGTAGCCATGCGCTTTAAGAGATCTCTCCCATCCACGCCGGCCTATGATGATAAGCTCGTCTGCCCCTTGTTCTTTGTAATAGTCCTCAATATGTGGAATAATCTGACTTAAATGCTGCCCACCTGTTCCACCAAGCGTCACAATAACCGCACGCTTTACCCCTGTAATAAGATGATCCAATTGTGTAGTGATATGAGCCATAAAATTTTCGTGCTCATCAACGATAATCCAAAGAAGCTTTTCCCCTTTTAAAATATCGCTCAAAAGTGTCTCAAGATCATAATCATCGGGAAACTTATCAATAAAATAAGCAATCGATTTTAAGATATTACGCCAATAAGGTGCTATTTGTTCAGCACTCCATTGCTGTGTGTTATAAACTTTCAAATTCATCTGATACCTGCAGGTTTGAGCGTTACTTCAAAACCTGTCATATGCGTCCATGGTGTGCCTTCTGGTATTCTCAGACGCAACCCATGATAACGCGCTCGTGAGCGAATATTATACATCCCGTGATTATAGCCCGCATAACGTTCGTCTGCCCAATGAAACCGATTGTCATCATCCAGAATAAAAGCAGCCCCAACACTTAACAAACCCTCTGTTGTATCGGCTTGAACAAAAGCCTCACTCATCAGGTTGATCTGTCTTGTCGTATTACCCATCGTCTGTGAGGTAATCACCGCTTCCATCGGCGGGCCAGCAAAAAGCCCAAATCTATTGTCTTGATTAAACGCTCCTAAGACAGGGGCACCATTTTGCCATATCTTACTATCAAGAGAAGCGGGCAAATCTATCAAACGGTTAGAGACTTCATCGAGACCTTCTAAGGTATACCCCACTGCAAATAAGGGAAATAAGAAAAGATCATGCCCCTTGATGACACTCCATGTTTGCAAGATCCAATCATACACATAAATATGCATTCCAGCGATATCGTCATTGATCGAAAAGTATACCCGTGAATAAACTGGATCAATGCACGCGTGCATGTCATCAATAGAAAAGTTATGATAAAGTGTAAAAACCGTTTTATCGACTTTACCAAAACCAATAGGCAGCATCTCTCCTTCATTATTGATCTGGTAAAACCCATCATCAGCGACAAAGAAAGTATGTTCCCCACGGCTTGCAATGGCTGTGCTGCTTTTGGCTCCTATTTTATCCTTTACTTTCGTAAAACTAAATATAATCTTCGAGCCTGGTACAAATGTCGCATGGTAAATAGAAGATCGCATAAAAATAAATGGGTTGGTTGCTTGTGTTGAACCTTGAACATATTCACCATCTGGAAAATTTTGATAATCACAGCTGTTTTCCCCAACAGTCCAAAACTGCGCATCATTTAACCCTGACCAATGCACACGGTTTGGATAATCTGTAAGCTTCATCAAACAAACAAAATCACCCCAAACACGCACAATACCAGCCCGTGGAGGCTCCCCTCCCAAATCATCAAACCTCTCATCCTTTTTTAAAGAAAGCACCTGTGGTGCATCATTACTATTAACAGCAATGATATAATCCCCAAAAGAAGCAAATGACCAAGGTGCTGTCTCATTGGCATGATAGAGCGTATCAGGCTTGCTGATATCTTTCCATCCACGCGTACTATTATCAAACGCGTAAAGCTTGGTTGGTGAACCCACAATGATACGCACACCACCTGATGAGCGTACAGCATACACGCCTAAGATCTCATCGGGAAATGGTTCTGAAATAGGTGCAACCGTTGGAAAGGGAATATAAGCCTGAGGGGCAGGCAAAACATTCACAATCTCATTCGAATAGCCACTGTTTATAAATGCAGTGTCTGGTCTAAATTCAGCAATAGGGATAAAAGTCATCAGAAATCCGTGTGTTGAATCTGTGCAAAGTTTTTACGCCGTGAGGTCTCAATTTGAAGCGCGTTTAACTGCTCTTGAAACATCGCAAGGGCTGTTGCTGCCATCTGTGGTTCTTTGAGTATATTGGCATATAACTCATATTTTGCGCGGGTTTTGATAAGCTCATAAGCTTCCAAAAACCATACAGATGCTTGCCTCGCATTCTCAATAGTTTTAACCCGTATAGGATCAAGAATAAGCCTGATAGAATAAACATTATCGGGTGTTGGATAGAAAACAAGCCTTTGTGCAAAATAAGCATAGCGTGTGGGCAAACCACGATGAGCCTCATCAAACCCTTCAATCTCCATCGGATCTACCCGCAAAAGCTTTGACTTGCTATGATTATTCCCATCAATATAAGCATCAATAATCTGAATAGCTCCACTGATTGAAGGGTGAGCCTCATCTCCATATCGGCTTTTGCCTTGCAATGTGGTTAAAACAACCTCACGGCTTTCATTAAAATAAAAGGGAAACCGTTCACAAAAACGAATAGCTGAAAATATCACCTTTTGTACTTGGTCAACATATTCATTGGTTTGATCATCAATCTCATCTTGAATATCATCGACCATCTGAATGAAATTTTGATCATGAGGAACTATCTCTCCTTTTATCTCAAGGGGACCGCCTGTATGAATCGTAATAGCCATCAATAATATTCCCAACATTTAAAAAGGAGGGAGCGTAAGGAACAAACGCCCCCTTCTTTTAACGATTTGTGTAAAACTCAACAATGATCTCAGCATCCCCTTTGGAGCTTTTCTTGTCTCGTGTAACATAAATCGTATTTTCAAACTGAAGGGGAACGCTGCGTGCTTTTAAAGGCAATTCAACCTCTTTAACACCTTCCGCTTCAAGCACTTGTGTCCCATAATCACTGTCCCCTGGTTTTTTGCCAATCGTTGCAGTGGCCCCTTCAAAATCTGTCAGTGTATAAACAGTAATGCTTTTAATCAAAGCACCCCGTGGTAAAACACCAACCGATGTGGTAAGCCCTGTGTCACTTGCTTGTATACGTGAGCGAAAAAAGCTCACTTGTTGTGTATGAATATCACGCCCCTGCAAAACAGGTGGCATGCCCTCATCCGTTGTTTGTGTAAAATCAACAAATGTCTGTGTCATAAGACGTTGTTTTGTCATAATTAAATCCTACTCATTTCATTGATGTTTATACGTTATCTTCAGCAAAAGATGGAATGACAATGGTGCCAAAGTCTTGTGCTCCCTGATTAGAATAGGGTAAAGCGTAGCGTGGCTTTTTCATGCCAATAAGAGTCTTAGCAGCCACACCAAACTCACGTTCATAATCAAACATCTCTTCCACTAATTTATAGCGTGTTGCTCCATTGCCTTTCGCTCCACCATTAAAACGCCCATAAGCCATGATGATACTTTGTGCACCAAGCAAAACAGCACGCCGAACAGACAAAACAGGCTCTTTGGTCTTTGAATCAACACCATTGGGCACATGTTCAGATTCACGCAAAACAACACCATTATACATCCCTAATGATCCATCAAAAATGGGGTTTTTAGAGCGGCTTCCATTAAAAACTGCCTTGGTAATGTCAAGCCACTGACCAGGATCTGTATTGGTGCGCAATTGGGTCACCTGTATTGGGTGAAGATACATCACATAGACACTGTCTCCATTGATACGCACCGGTCTAATCTTAGGATTAGCCAGTTTTGCACGCTGCACAGCTTGATCAATCAATTTGAGATTAAACACATCCTCTTTCGCAAGCGTCTCATCCGTTTTTTTCTGACCTGGGCGAATAACACGCTTACTGCTTGGCTCTAAAGGTTCATTAAAACCATAATGCACAGGCTTAAGCGTTACGGTATGCCCTTCAAACTTCATCCATGGTGCTGTATAGCCTGCAGCCTGAATAAAGAACATCATGCTTAAACGGTCTGCATACCAATCAACAAGTCCATCCTTTGCTTCATTACGCAAGTTAAACAAAACACGTTGCTGATCAATCGATCCTTCATTTTTAACACGTACAGCATGAGAAAGCTCATTAATGCGTATCTTATCACTCATAAACTGAAGTGCTTCCTCATTGCCTTCCAGCGTTTGGCCCTCGCTAACACCATCACCCATAAGCTGAACACGCAATCCCATGGTGATTGAATCACCCGCTGATTTTCCTGATTCATCCTGAACTTGGATGACACTATTTTTGTTTGTCCCCATAAGCGGTGCAATAGACAACGCTTTTGAGGTCTCTGTATTGAGCATCTTAGCCCAAGCGCTAACCGCTAATGGGTCATTGATCGTTATTTGTGTTGTCGCCATTTTTTAAAATGCCTTTCTTCGTATTGTTTAAAAAATTGCCGCAAAAAGTACGGCATAACCAAGCACCATCACTTGGTTATCTCTGATGAGCTAAGATGCATGTCCTTCACATCCCGCTCATAATTTGTTCAAATTTCCCAGGATTTTTCTCAACCCATGCTGCAAACTCAGCTTCCGGCATGGAAGAAAGTGTTTTTACATCAACACCCCCTGTTGGAGCTTGCCCCCCACGGGCTGTCAATGTACGTGCTGCTGTTGTGCGTTCTTGAAGAGCACTCACATCATCTCTCATCTGTGGGCCAGAGTATCCAGACTTCTTTGCTTTTTGCACAAGAAACTCCACAGGGTTAATACCTGCCCTTTGACACTGCTTACATATATCACGCAATTGAGTGCCAAGTTGTTCTTGCCTTACCGCAGGGTCATTAAGTTGCGGATACAGATTGGCATTTTCTTTCAAATCATTGTCTGCATACTCATAAAGATAATCCATCATGCTATCTAAGTCAGGGTATTTATCTTGAACCTGTGCCTTGGCTGCTTCAAAATAATCCCCTAATTGCTGACGCTCATAGTGCTCTTGATTGACGCGCTCTTGTTGCTCTCTTATCGATGAAAACTCATGAAGCAATCTTTGCTGTTCTTGCACCTTCTGACTAAGCCATGCCATATGCGCCTTGGGATCCTTTTCCAAAGAAGGAACATTTTCATCAGAACGGCGCGTAATTTCTTGCTGCATGGTGGCATATTTTTGTGCCATCTCCAGTGCAAGCTCACGAGCCTCAGCAGCATCTTGCTCCGCTTTTTGACGCGCTTGGCGCTCTTGCTCTACAACACCGTAATCAGGCTTTTCAGACTCTTGCTCACCAGCATCATCATTTAACGGCTCTTGAGAAACCTCTTCTCCTGGCTGCTCAGATGCCTCATCTAGCCCACCTGTGTCATTTGCTCCATCTGTTTTAACATCTTGCTCAGGTTCATCCACTTGCACGCTTTCAATAGAATAATCGCCAACAGGAGAATTGCTTGCAAATTGTTCATCATAAAGGGCTTGTTCTTCAGGGGTTAATTTTTCTTCCATTGTTTCGTTCCTTTTCGTTTAAGTTTTGCCTCTGATGGTTGCTGCTCGATAACCTTCAAGCTCTATTTGTAATGCTCTGATCTGCATCTCTCGCTGGGTTATCTCATTTCTTGCTCTTTGCTGTTCAAGCTGCATACGCGCTTGTTCTTGCTTTAAGAAAAGCTCAATATTCTTTTGCTGCAGTGCCATTTGTTTGCTTTGGGCATCCAGTTGATTGAGCACGCCTTTCGCCTGAGTTTCTTGTTGAATGGCTGCAACTTTTGCTTGTTGCTCGGGGCTTAATTGTGGCCCTTGGTTTTGCATCATCATCTGCTGTTGTTGCTGTTGCATTTGCGCTTGCTGGGCTTTAGCCGTTAAACTGGCTACAAGAGTTGCTGGCAATGGCGAGAGTTTCAAAAGATCGGGGATCATATCAGGCGTTAAGAAATTCCCGAGCAACGGCAACATCTGAGTAACCGCTGCAAAGGTTCTTTCTTTCTCATTCGGACTGGTTGGTGAATCATCAACGATAATGTCATACTCAAGGGTGGTGACAGCCTCACGCGTTAAGGGTACATACTCAGCCTTCTCTGGTCCAGAAATGCGCACCAAACGACCATCGGAAAGATAGGTTTGAATCAGATAAAGAATGATCTTTCCTTGTCGGCACCGATACAGCTTTAAATTATCAAATAAACCTGCAAGCAAATTGAGTGTTGACTGGCGACGTGTATTCTCCAACACATTCGCCTGATTAACCTCCCTTGTTCCTATAAACTCAGCAGATAAACCTGTCACATGTGTAAGCGCCTCACAGGCCTCATTAAACAGCTGAAAGAAACCATTAGGAAACTCTGCACGTGGTTTAGACTGTATCATTCCACGAGTTAAAGCACCACTTTTAAGCCATGTGATTGTATCAGCCTTTGCCCAGCTCTCCACGGCCTGGCGCTCATCATCAAAAGCACCTCGTTCAGCCATAATCCCACCTTTAGCCTGGCTATTGAGGATATACATCACCTGACTAAAATATTTATTCGACCATTTTTGTGGGTCTTTCGCCGGCCTCACAATGCCATAAAACTGGTTTTTAAGCTTATCCAACGTGCCTGTAATGCACTCCCATCCAAGTTGCCCATCAGGCGCTAATGGTCTGTCAGGCTTGCCTAAAAGACGACGCCCTAAAAAAGCACGCTTAACCACCTTTTTATGAAAGCTCGCTCCTTGGATTTGCGGCACAAGCATTTGCAGTTGTTCAAACTCTTGGGCACTATAATCACGCATCTGTCCTGTTTGAAGATCAGGTGCTTTGTAATAGGTCTCATGTTCAAACCAACGACACTCAACAAGCGTGACATAGCGTTTCCTTGAAACGGCATCTATCCTATTATTGTCATCACTATAAGCATCAAGGGAAACATGATAATCTTCAAGATCGGTTGTGTTATCGACAGCCCAATCAGCATTCAGATCTTCACTGGCCACATTGGGAAACAAGCTTTTTGCATCCTCAATGGGCTTGCGATCAACATACCACATACGCTGTGCATCAACCAGATTAGGCCTTACAGCATTCACATCCCACACCATCTTGAGTGGATCTAAGCGTCTTACTGTGGGTTTACCTTCAGGGTTTTCTTCATAATCAAGCCGTGTATCTGTCCACCCCATACCGCAAATGACCATATCTTGAAAGGCATCGGAATCGGCATATTCAGCTTCAGCTTCATCACGAAACCATTCTGCTGCTCCGGTGAGTAATTCATTGGATATCGCTGCACCAACTTGTCTTGGTTGAAACTGCACTTCCCGTTTATTGTTACGCTCTGCTCCAACAATGGCATTCACCAAAGGAGCAATACGGTTAAACGTCATCACAGGGCGCCGCTGTGCCTTTAAAACAGCTAAATCTTCTTCTGCCCATTGACGTCCATTATAAAAGTCAAAGTCTTCACGCGCTTGCTCACGCCATTCATTGGCATGCTCTATATCTTCTGCATACCAAGACTTAAGACGTCTATAAAGCGCATCATCATCAAGACTTGTCGTCTTTTGTACATCGTTTTCTAAAATGCCATCCATGATGCCGTTTCTCTTTCTGTCGCGCTATAACGCTCTGGTTTTGATGGAGTACGTGGTGCTTCATAAACAGTGCACATCAAACCAAAGGCATCGGCTCCATGACTTGCCCAGTCATGTTCAGCACCCAAACCAATGGCGCGCTTTTCATCCCATTTTTCGTGATACCAATTTAACGCCTTACGGCCAGCAACCGTTGTTTCTTCATGAAACCAAACACAAGGTAAAATACGACGCACCGCTTCAATGCGCATCTTAACAGCCCCTGCTCCTTGATTGGGCACAACCTGTGTGTCAAAACCAGCCTCATTTAAAGCACTCTCAAAGCTCACATTATAAACACGGTCTCTTGTCGCCCCATCATGAGGAAGCACCATCACTGCCTTGTCATAACCATTATGACGCAACCATCCTATATGCTCCGATAAGGGTTGACCTTGTGCTTCATAATAATCAAGCACCCTGATCTCTCTTCCCACAAACTGTGCAATCCATATAGCCGTTGCGTCAGCTTTAGCTCCAGTGCCCCCAATATCCCAAAAAGCACGAATGGGCATTAAAGGATCACGTGCAACATGCCCTATGCGCCCCTCTTGCTCTGCTGCTAACATCTCCTTTTGAAAATAAGCCCCTTGCACAGCTTTAAGATAATCACCCTCCCAAATATGCTTATAGCTCTCAGGACGGTTTTGAAGATCATCAAGACGTACTCTTTGCAGCTTTTGGGGAAACAAAGGATTATCAGACCAGTTAACTTCTACTCCTTTAATGTTTTCGTCCTTTGTAAAACGAAAGCGTCTTTCAACAGGTGCATTCTCACGCAACGGATTCCACGTCACCCAAAGCTCTGCACGCCAGCCCTCTCCTTCTTCCCGCAATGTCGGTATCAGTGTTTGCCAAGCCGTTTCTGTCACAGGTTCAGCTTCATCAACCCAACAAAGCAAAATACGTCCCATCGACTTAATGCTCGCAATATTGCGATCTAGCCCCGAAAACTGAAAAGATATACGTCCATCTTTCGACTTAATGGACGACTCTCCAACGTTGTAATAATCCTTTAAAAAATCATAAGTCTCAATCGCTCGTTTAATCTCTTGCAATGAACTCTCAGCAAGCGAATTTTGAAACTGGCGAGCACAAAGGATAATCCCTGATATCCCACCCATACCATATTCATAGCCCTTTAAGGCCGCCATTAAGGCAAAGGACCTTGTCTTTCCTGATCCTCGCCCTCCCCACGCAGCACGCACATCAGCAGCTCCTTGAAACAAGGGGATTAATTTCTCGATGATCACAACTTGAGCTGTAGCCATCTCAATTACCCTTAAACAGCATCTTTGTCCTTGATAACAGGTGCTACAATCTCAACACGTGTAATCATCTTGATGGCTTCATCATTTTCACCGGTAACCTGCAAAGGCAAGATCTTTCCCAACAACGCTAAATAAGCAGCGGGGCATTTTACAGCCTGGCGTTCAAGATAAGAGATCAGCCCTTCATTGCCATATTTGTTGCCAGCCTGCTCTGCTGCCTTAATCACAGCCTCTTTAAGTATACGCGTTGTCTTATTGGGAACACCTTTCACACGCCCTGCTCCTGCATTAGGTGGTGTTCCCTTCACAGGCTTATCTGATCCAGATGCCATGGGGGATTCCTTTAAAGTGATCTAAACAAAAAAGACCTCACTCTCGGGAGGAAGAGAGGAGGTCAATTAATGTCAATAAATAAAAATGAATAAACTGGATTGCTTTAACAAAAAACCCCGCTTTCGCAGGGCTTTCAAAGGTATAAAAATGTATTACATATCCTAATTTTAGGCGCAGCAAAATCAGCACCACGATGTCATTAAATACTACTTTTACCTCCCTGTCAACTAAAAAATCATGATCTGGTATTTTTTATCTCAATTAATCTAAATATGGTATTTTCTAAGCGCAAATGGTCATTTTAGTTTTTATATATATTTTTTCTATGTCCCACAGCCAAAACCAAGACCAAAAGCTCTTTATCGTGGAGATCACATAATATCCTGTAATCTCCCACACGATATCTCCACAAACCTGATAATGGACCTTTCAAAGGCTTACCCACTACACGCACATCTTCAAGCAGAGCAATATGCTTATCTAAAAAATCAACAATCCGTCGTGCTTCTTTTTTATCACATTTTTTTAAAAAATTGAGAGCCTTTTTTTCATATCTAATCGTCCAAGCCAAGCTCTTTCCTCACCTCTTCAGAGCTATAAAAAGTAGCATTTCCCTTTCGAACACGTTCTCTTACTTGTGAAGCTAAATAATAATCCTCAGCTTCCTCTATTCCCTGTTCAATAATCTCACGCAAATAAAAAGACTTTGTACGTCCTGTTTTAAGGGCTAAATTATTTAAACGCGTTTCAAGCTCACTTGGCAATCGAATAGATATCGTCATAGTACATTCCTCACCTTTTGTGTTCATTGTAATACAAGTATAACGCATTGTACAGAAAAACGTTTTACGTCATGTCTTTTTTTTCGAAAGTTTGTGTATCTTATTTTAACGCTTTTGCGAAAAAAACTTATGAAGAGCATTCAGAGCAATGTATAGAGAACTGACAAGATGTTTTAGTTGTTGGTCTTCTATAACAATATACTGCAACGCAGCATGTAGATTATACTGACGATATAATCCTTGTGTTTCTCTAATAACGTCTCGCACAGCTTCATAACGATCAGTTGTTATTTTAACCCACTTTTCAAGACTATCTTGATCGTGGCTAGCCGTTACACCGTCATAATAACCACCCTGCAACCCTTTCGCACACAAATAATCATCTCTTACCTGAATATACTGTTGTGACGCATCATACTGATCTTGATTAATCTTTTTTTCCAATAAATATAACCGCCCTACATAAGTGCCCATAATCGGGTTTTTCGCATCTTGAATACTCACCCCATAACGTTTTGCACGCATTTCAAGAGTTAACTGATCAACAGGCTTACGAGGCGTTTTTGCACGCGAGATACGTCCATTGGGTTCTCTTATTTGACCTTCTATTCTAGGTCTTCCCCGTTTCTTACGTTTTTTCATCAGTAAACCTAGTAATTAAAACGGGACATCATCATTCAAAGTTGTTTCTAAGTACTGCTTATCCTCTTGCTCCATCGCTTCCAAAGCCATATCAATACCATCTTTTTGAATGCTATTAAGGATCCTCAATTCACCCTTATATTGCGGCAAAACAATTTCTGTTGTGTAACGTGTTTGCCCACTTTTATCTTGCCATTTACGCGTCTGTAATTGACCTTCAACATAAACCTTGGAACCTTTGCCCAGATACTGAAGTGCAACCTTTGCAAGATGTGGATTAAAAACCACGACAGAATGCCATTCTGTTTTATCTACCTTTTCACCTGTTGCTTTATCTGTATAGCTCTGTGACGTGGCTATACGAAAGTTCACTACCTCTGCACCAGATGCCATTGTCCTGCTCTCAGGATCGGCACCAAGATTACCGACTAAAATTACTTTGTTGATCATGTTGGATATCTTTTCTAAGAAAAATTATGTGTGTGTTTTAATGAAACAAAATATAGGAATAAAAAACTATTTTTTCTATATTTTACAGAATTATATCACAATATATTAAACTATTTAATATAAATAAACAAAATAAATAACTGAAAATAAACATTTTATAGCATTTTACAAATATCTAAATGTTTTTCTCATCTTATACTCATAACTAACTGATAAAACTAATAAAATGGCTTCTATAAATGAAAAGTTTGTCTGTCACTGAAACAAAAGATTGTGTTTGACATTGCAACAACTGTATCTTATAAGTTACATATGTTTACAGTGTACAAGACAAAATATTTCATACAGTGGCTAGATTCTTTAAAAGATGAGATTGCGCAAGCACACATTGTGACACGGATAGCAAGAATAGAAACGGGGCTTCTTGGTAATGTAAAATTCTTTCATGGCATTGGAGAATTAAAAATAAATCATGGCCCTGGCTATCGGGTTTATTTTATAAAACAAGGGCAAGAAATTATTTTACTCCTTAATGGCGGTAATAAATCTACCCAACAAAAGGATATCGAAAAAGCCCTGAGAATAGTAAAGGAACTCAAACATGGAAATCACTAAATTTGATACAAGTGAGTATTTTAAAACTCCTGAAGCTCAACAAATTCTTTTACAAGACGCTTTAGAAACTAAAAATAGTCAGTATCTTGCACATGTTCTTGGGATAATAGCAAAAAACCAAGGAATGAGCAAAATCGCTAAAAACGCTGGGTTGTCAAGAGAATCTCTTTATCGCTCTTTAAGCGACAAAGGTGATCCTAAACTCTCAACCTTTCTTAATGTTTTGAGTGCCTTAAATTTGCAAATTAGCTTAACACCCACCCAAAATAAAGAACACACATCTTTAGAAAAAGCTTAAACAACACTTTCCCCATTTTTAGGGGAAAGGTATGAGTTATATTTCTTTCAATTAGGCAGCCTTTGCAACAGGGCTTTCTAAAACACGTCTTACTTCTGTTGTAACTGATTTGTAATGTTCAAGCTCGTTTTCGAGATCATTTACATCTGACAGACGTCTTGCAATTACTCCTAAAACTTTACCAATACCTGAGGGCGATTTAAATAAATCACGAGAAAATAATTCATGATCGAATCGTAATTGACTTTCGAGTTCCATCCAACGATCAATAATTTTAGCACGTAACACTGTACTATAACCTGAGATTAAAATAAGGCACTCACGTTTAGGAAGATTGTAGCAAGGGCGGCTTTCCCCTTTTTTATCAAAGTAATTACCGACAAAATTAACCACCCCAAATTTGGGGGCGTTAAGTTCTTCAAGCATTTTCTTGATATCACGCATAACATGGTCATGCCTTTTACCACACAATTTTGCAATTTCACGACTAGACATTGTCAGTATAGTTTGTGTGTTGTTTACTAAATCGTTCATGATGAACTCCTGTGAAAGTTAAAGGTTTTTCATTGACACTCAAAAAAGAGCGCCGGGCGCTGAAAAACACGGTTCACAGTCCGTCGTTATGTTTTCCCCGTGAGGGTCTTGTATAGCATAACTACACCCGACAAGATCACTATACGCTACACGCATACAACGAGTCAAAGTCTTTAAAAATGCACGGAAAATTGATTATTTCGGTAACCAATCCGCTGTGAAGTGAAGGTGTTTTTCAAGCACCTGATTTGCACATAAACGCATTTCCTTAATCTTGTCAAGATTCTTTGCAAAAAACGTTTTATAAATTTCATAATTATCATCCTGATTTTTACATCTGTTGTAATTTCCTTAAATTAGCCCCGTACAGAGCATTCTATGTTCCCAATGTGGAATTCATCAAAAAACTTCTAAATCTCTCTCTAAGGTGCCTTTCTGTCGATTTAAACGCATATCTAATCCAAAAGTGATCACCATTTCTCTCTATTTTGCTGTCTCAAATGTTTTGCGAAGTTCTTTTCTAAAAGCTTCCAGACGTTCTGACGTTACCAACTTCTCCTGTTTCTTGCTCTCTAACTCGGGCTTTTGAAGATCTTTAAGAATACACCTAGCATTTGTGCGAATACGGTGTTCAACTTTTTCACAGTAATGATAAAAATCTGCTGTTGATGGCATAAAGGTCGTGTTTAATCCTTCTGCTTTTCCTTTCAAGGCATCCTTTGTCGCCGTTTGCAATACCCAGCTGCTTATGCCATCAAGAGCGTAGAAATACGCAAGCGATGTTGATTTTTCATCTGATCCTAATTGGTTTTTTAAACCGCTTGAAAGGACAAGATACGCTGTTTGGATTTCTTCCTCAGTGGCCTTTTTCTCAAGTTTTTTCAGTGCATCATGGACCAATGAGGTAGCTTTCTTCGCTTCTGCAATCGATGGTTTTTGCCCCGTCTTCCAAAGGAACGGTGGTTCTTTCGTCATCCTCGAATAAAAATTTGAAAACACTGTCTGAAGTTTTGATATTGGACATGTGCTGTGCAACTCGATAATTCCACCCACGTTGTTGTTTTGTTTGTTCAATGCCTGGTTTTCCATAGTTTTTTCCTTTCTTAAGATCCTCGACAGCCTTTCTTACCCAGTTACGCCATGTTGCTGGCCAATCCGTTTTGGTTGCACCTTGACCAGACTTGGCTTTCCAATAATCTCGAAATTTTTCAATCTCGACTTTAACCCGCTCTGGAGGCAATCCCTCTTGAATTGCAAAATCGTAATCAGGTTCGAAATCCTCAGGAATGCGACATCCCCGTTCACTCCTAGACCGTTTGGTTTTCTTTTCAGTGCTTTTTTGCTGTGAAATGGGTGATTGGTTTTCTGATGAGGGTGTATCGTGATCCAACTGCTGCTCAACAGCATCATCGGTTGTTTCACTCTGAACCGAAACTTCAGTTGCTAAATCTTCTGAAGCATTTTCTTTTTTGATAACACGATAGTGTTAGTTTTTTTATATATCTGGTTCTGATTCTGGATAGCTTGATTTTGCTTGTCGTTTGCTTGAAGCAAAAAATCGTTTTGCTTATCGTTTGCTTCAACAAAATCATTAGCAAATTGTTTTTTAAGCATTTTTGCTTGTACACCTTTTTTTCCAGCTTCACTGCGCACTTGTGATATATGCTCTTGTTTATCAGTAAAATCTTTAAGCTCTTCTTCAACACGAAGATTCCATAATCCTTCATCTGTTTGGATTAACTTGTCATTTTTGATTAAATAATCGACAACAGTTGTGAACTTTTTTTGAGTGCAATTGCATATGCGTGCAAGTGTTTTGAAATCTTCTTTCACAGGTGACTTTTTGTCATACATGCGAATAAGAAGCATAATATAAATTCCTCTTTGCTCTGGTGTCATTCCGCCTGTACCGCTGGTCCAGTCATCCAGGTAGAATCTTATCCACGGCATTTTAGTTGACATAGCTTTCCCCCTTTTTTTCTGAAGATGTACTACTGATATCAAGATCAACTGCTGATGATGTGTACCACAAACGGCCACTCTCTAAACGAATGATATAACCACGGCTCATTAAAGATTCTAATATGTTTCGAAACGTCCACGCTGAACAGCTGCACAAACTTGATAAATGAGAAGCATCATTAAAAATAGGTGCGCGCTCATGAAGCATGAGCAAGACCAGTGTTGTATAAATAGCTGTTTCTTTTGGCTTCAAAAGCATAAGCTCAATTAAAAATTGGCCAGGATAAAATTTTACCCAGGATGATTTCGTGGCCATCACATATCTCCTTCTTTCTTTAAGTATAAAATTGCCCAGCCTGTCTTCGTGCCTCTAAACAAAGACAGAAAAGCGTGTCAGTCATCTGACGTTTCGTTAAAATGTTTATCTAAACTGGTTTAAAGCCGGGGAAGACTGCCAACAATTAAAAATACCACTTGCAAAGCATATTTCGTCTTTAATCTTTGCATTTTCATAAACTCGTGTATCGCCACAAATGTGTGTATTATAGCCAGCTTTTACATCCCCATAAACATGCGCATTTTCATATACCCGTGCATCCCTATAAACGTGAGCATTACCGTAAACAAAAGCATCATCATAAACGCGTGCATCATCATAAACTTGTGCATCACCGGAAATTTCTGCATTATCATATACTCGTGAATCACGGTAAACTTGTGCGCGACCGTAAACACGAGCATTGTCGTAAACACGAGCATGATCATAAACCCAAGCACCACCGTAAACTTCTGCTTTACCGGAAACATATGCATTACCACAAATATGAGCATCATCATAAACCTGTGCACTACCGCAAACCCGTGCATTAATGCTAACTTCTGCATCACCGTGAACGCGAGCATTTTCGTAAACTAGTGCACCATACCCAACCCAACAATCACCATCATGAGAAAGATTATCTTCTTTCTCTATAAGACCACCAAGCTCACCGGCGCTAACATTACCAAAATCTCTTAAGGCTCTAATTCGGTAAAGAGTACAGATATATGCCTTATTAAAACTGAAAGGCTTAAACAACGTACCTTCTTCTACAAACTCGTATTTCTTTGATATACTCATCTCTACCCACCTAATGACTGTTGCGCATCGGTTTGCTCATACCCTGCCCTGCTTACTACACAACCATCTACAAACTCACACGATGGGGGTGTTTCTTTTTTCTGCATTAAGTCTTGCAAACGCTCGGGATAAAAGAAATCATCAGGACGTAAGTCTATGTCGTTGCGTTTAGCGTAATTCAAAAGCATAACTTGATATTTAGCGGGAATAATGCCACCTTTTCCTTCACGCTTCTCAAAAGGATAAGTCCATTTTCTGACTACAACAACGTTGCGATTAATAATATTAGCAACTGCCTGGTATCCACCAAGATACGTAATTATAAGTTTTGCTGTTTCTGTACATGTTTTTATCATGTATAATAAATACGATATAAGAAACATTTAGTCAATACGATAAACGTATTTATATTTTTTTAATTATTGTAAGACTTTTGAAAATGAGAAATAATTCAAATATGGTTAAACAAAGAGAGCTAAAAATTTGGATAAAAAAGGAACTCGATAAAATGGGCCGTGGAAGTCAAGCAAAACTTGCAGCCCATCTTGGAGTGCGTAGACCAGCTATATCTAACATTGTTAATCTTAATCCAGATAAAGAAATGAGAGATGTTAAAGCCGATGAGCTTGTTAAAATTATGGAGTTTTTTAAAGATTCTTCACCTGTTTCTGGATTTTGCTCAGATGATTTTCTTTATTTATATTCTCAAGCGAATGATTCTGAAAAAAAGATTGTTGAGGACCTTTTAAAATCTTTGCTTGCAGCACGAAATTTATAAAAGCTATTTTTTCCTTTTCAGATAACTTATCTAGCATTACAGATAACTGTTTTTCTCTTTCATTGTTTAGCATAACATTCCCAACTTATATTTAAAATCATAATTATTATGTGGATTATAAATCCAAAAAAATACGTATATCGTAATTTATTTCTTGACTAATTATTACGAAAAGCGTATTAATATCCCCATAACTTAGAAAGAACCATTTGCCAACGTGAATGAGAGGGGATGGAAAATGAATAAACAGGTTTTTGTAGGTGCGAATGAAATCTTGTTGATTGTGTCTACTTATGACGATGATTACTACGCTAAGCCTGGACCAATTGATGAAACTGAAATCATGGACATTGTGGGGCAGATGGAAACCGTTGTGAGCATTCTTCGCATTGATCTTATGTCAAACCGCTATGATGATATTTCTGAAGAAGTTGCTGAACTTTATGTTCAAAAATACTTAGACGATTATGACAATTATTACTTTGTAGAGGACGATCCGTATCATTTTATAGCTCACAGCTGTGCATACAGTGATGTCTTAGACAAGATAGAAGAACGGGAATATCAAAATCCATTCTACAGTACTTGTCAGCAATAATATTTTCTTTTCAACACATCTGAAAAATCAATCCAAACACTATGAGGTCTGCAATGGAAATGCCTATCGCCATTTGGGAACACACAATTAATCAAGAAACTGTACAAACAGTCAATGCACGTGAGTTGTATACGTTCTTGGAAGTTAACTTCAATTTTAACGATTGGATAGCTAATCGTATTAAAGAGTACGGTTTCCTAGAAAATAAGGACTTTGTGAGTTTTACTAAAATTTTAGTAAAATCCAAACAAAACGCTCGTCCAAGTACAGAATACTACCTTACTTTAGACATGGCTAAAGAACTTGCTATGATTGAACGTAATGAGAAAGGTAAGCAAGCTCGTCAATATTTCATTGAGTGTGAACGAAAAACAAAACAAATGAACCCTTCTCAAATTGACTATTCTAATCCTCAGGTCATCTTAGGTGTTTTTACGTACTTAAAAAATGAAAATGAACGTAAAGATTATATCATTGCTGAATTAACACCAAAGACAGAAGCACTTAAACCTTTAGAACGCTCTGATGATTTGCTTAGTATAAATGATGTAGCAAAAATGTTAGACATGTGTCCTGAAGATTTAGCGAACTATTTGATTAATCGTCGTTGGATTTATTGTCGTACTGATAAAAGTTTGATGCCTTATTATAGTAAAATCAATGAAGGATTGATGGCTTATATACCCGAAACCATTCAAACAATCAGTGGACGAGAAAGAACCGTTCCTAGCGCAAAAATTACATCTAAAGGATTAAAACGCCTGAGTATGATACTCTGCAAACAAATCCACACTCAAGAAGAAATTAACGGCTTTGCTAATGCCAAAGTTGCTGATTTTAAAAGAACAGCAACAACGTTTTCTTCTCAATACATCTAAAAATTAATTCAAACACACCTTTTTCAAAACACGCGTGCTTCACGCCACAGGTGGGGTGTACCCAAAGTTAAGGATAACGATAATGACAACTCCTCTCGTTGCAAAAATGGCGCAACAATATGATTTATCAGAACAAGAATTTCGTGAAGCAATTTTCAAAACATGTATTAGCGGTAATATTTCTAATGCTGAGTTTTTGGTCTTTGTTTATCTTGCCAAAAAATATGGATTAGACCCTCTAAACAAAGAAATATATGCCATCCCTAAAAGAGGGGGCGGCATTATCGCAACTGTCTCTGTTGATGGGTGGCTTAAGGTCATAAATTCACACCCTAGTCTCGATGGGGTAGAACTTGAAGAAAACTTTGATAATGAAGGCAATCTGTTTTCTGTTACGTGCACTATACATTTAAAAGATAAGAAATATCCCATAAAAATCACAGAATATCTCAAAGAATGTAAGCGAAATACAGAACCTTGGAATCAATGTCCTGCTCGCATGTTACGTCATAAGGCACTGATACAGTGTGCTCGTTATGCATTCGGTTTATCTGGTATCTATGATGAAGATGAAGCTGATCGTATTAATGAGGCTAACTATCTCCCCCAAAACGAGAGAATATCTCATGATTTACTTGAGCAAATCAAAGATTTAATGGAACAAACAAAAACAGAAGAAGCAAAAGTACTCTCTTATGCAAAGGTCACAAATCTCGCAGAAATGTCTCATGAGACAGGGCAAATTGTTTTAAGGCGTTTGGAAGCAAAACAACACTTACAAATGGAAGAAGCACAACAAGCTTTACCTTTACCAAAACAACCACACACACCAATTCAACAAGCTTCAACGGGGGTGTGATATGGAACAAAGAACAGCAGAATGGTTTCAAGCGCGTTTAGGTAAAGTCACAGCTTCAAACATTAACAGCATCGTCGATAAAACAGCTAAAGGCTTACCCACAAGTAAATATGAAGAGTACAAAATCAAGCTCATTACAGAACGTTTAACTGGTAAAACAATATCATCTTATGAAACACCTGCCATGCGATGGGGCAATGAATATGAAGACAGTGCAATTGAAGAATATAGCTTTCTTTACGATACTCCTGTCACACGATGTGGGTTTATTCCCCATCCGACAATTGAAATGGCAGGCGCTAGTCCTGATGGTCTCATTGGAGATGGGGGCCTCATAGAAGTCAAATGCCCTCAAGAAACAACCCATGTCCGTTTTTTGCGAGACGGTAAAATCAAACCTGAATATATTTTACAAATGCAATTCCAAATGGCTTGCACAGAACGAAAATGGTGTGATTTTGTTAGCTATCATCCTTGGTTTATAGATAAATCACCTCATTTGTGTATCAAAACTTTACGCATCCCACGTGATGATGAACAGATTGAGCTCATCAATAAAGCTGTTGAAGCATTTTTAGCAGAAATAGAACAAGATATGCAATTCTTGACGCAAGCTGCTTAAACCCATAGGGGGCGCTGTTCTCCCTCCCCTAAGCGCCCCCACCCATTTTCAATCACTCTCTCACACATGCGCACTTTTCACCACAGGTGAAGTGCAATCAAAATTAAGGAAATTCAACATGGCTCGTCGCCACGCTGCCGTAACACAGTCCGCTATTGCAAGAGCTTTAAGAGAAGCTAAAAAGCAAGGTTGTGAGTTAATGGAAATCAAACCAACTGGTGAACTCTTAATTTATCTCAAAGCTGATATCGCCATACCAAATACTGCTACTCATCCAGACAGATTATTAGATCTCTCAAAGGGTGATTATGACTTTGATATTGGTATGTAAGGTCACGCTATGCCTAAACCACGGCCTCCCCACCTTGTCAAAGAAATTACGCGCTATGGTAAAATCGTATGGTACGTGCGTATTGGCCATGGTCAAAGGCGTAGAGTGCGTGGAACCTATGGTACACAAGAATTTGTTGACGACTATAAAGATGCTCTTTCTGAGTTACAAGGATACAAGCTTCCTAAATCTAAACCTGGTAAACTCGTTGAAGGTAGTTTTATATGGCTCCTGAAACAATATTTTGACAGCGTCACTTGGCATAACCTAGCTCATGCTACGAAAAGGCAAAAAGAACTTATTCTAATGAAAGTGTCAGATGCCATAGGAGATATTCCATACAAAGCAATTAAAAAGTCGCATATCATAGCCGGCGTTGAACGACGCAAAGAAACACCTGCAAATGCTCGGAATTTTCTCAAAGCAGTTAATGGCCTTTTTAAATGGGCAGTTGAACAAGGACTTTTAGAAAATAATCCTGCTTTAGGGGTTAAAACACCATTTCTCAAAAACAAGGATGGATTCCCTGCTTGGATAGAAGAGGACATCGACAAATATTATCAACAATGGCCTCTCGGAACGCATGAACGGGTATGGATTGATGTTCTTCTTTACACAGGCTTACGACGGGGAGATGTTGTACGCATCGGATGGAAGGATGTCACGGATAATGTCATTCATTTAAAGACAGAAAAAAGCAAATTTCAAACAGATGTGTTTCTTCCCATTCTACCCGAATTAGCAAAAACTCTTGAAATGGGTCCTATTGGTGATGAAACATTTATTTGTGGGAAAGGGGGGAAAAAACTAACCAAAGAAACCTTTGGGAACCTGTTTAGAGATGCTTGCAATGCAGCGGGAATAAAAAAATCAGCTCATGGTTTAAGAAAATTAGCTGCAACAAGAGCTGCCAATGCAGGTGCTACGGTCGCACAACTTAAAGCAATTTTTGGATGGACTGATGATCAAATGGCATCTCTCTACACAAAGACTGCTGATCGCAAAAGATTGGCTCTCGAATCAATCGAAAAGCTCCAAAAAAATAAGGGATAG